GCCAATGTCCTTTTTGGATAGTCAGGAAATTCTTGTAAATATTTTTTTATAATGTCTTGCATAAAAATAGCGTCACAATTATTGAATAAATAGTGGCATACAATGAATATTTTTTTAAAGATTTTTGGTCTTGGTCAATTTCACATATCACAAATTCCAAATCTGAGATAATACTATCTTGTAATTCAATTAAAGTGCTATCTATTTCTATTCGCCTTTGATAAATCAAATTTAGCTCACGTGCTTTAGCCCCTTTAATTAGATAGTAATTTGCGTTCTTGACTGTCGATGAGTCGATGCAAATTGATTGTGCTATCGAGTAGTTTTGTTGAGTAAGGACTATCAAGAAAATACATAAATAACGTGTCATATCTTTTTTCTATTTTGATTTTTTCTTTATTGATGATTTTAATTTTCTCTTTGTACTCCACTTTGTAAGTAGTATCAACAAAGCTACGGGAAATATTAGAACCACCGCCCACATCACAAAGGAATGTCGCAATAGCTTTCAAGATAAGGCACAACACAACTAATTTCAAGCCCGTAACCAGCAATGACGTCAGTTTTTCCGTCGATAAAGGGTTCTGCTTTTGCGTTTGTTGACCATCCAATTGATTCTTCATATGTGTTGCGTTTTAAAAGTGTTATAATATCTTGTAAAATTAAAGCCGTGTCCGATAAAATTTCTATCAAGTTGGATTGACTTTCAAAATGTCGGTCAATAACCAGCATCAAAAATTGATAGGTTACTGTTTTGCCTTCGCTATCAAAGTCAAACCCGTTAGGCACTAACCAAACTAAAGGATAGAATTTTACTTCTTCTTCTGCCATTGCATTCTCACCACAAAAAAAGTTATTTACTTGTTGGTGACTTTCTGCTGCCGTTTGGACTTGCTGAATTATTTGGTTTAGAGTCATTGATAAATTTTAAAAGTTTGGCTTCGTTTTTTTCCCTTACCTTGCCCTTAAGGTCGGATGAAATAATATCTTTCGTCGCAGTCATTGTTTGGTAAATAAATTCCTCCAAAAACTTGTACGTCCTGAGGAAAAATTGTATCACTTGTTGCACCACTATTCAAAAATAATGGAAATATATTCGTGTTTGCGTGTAAATAATCACGCAATCTATTAGCATAGTACTCGGCTTTGTCTCTATACCTACGTTCAATCATTGTCATTTCATCAATGGTCACTGGTGTAGCGTTATCACTATTACGACTTGCAACACTCTTATTTAGCATTTTAAAGGTCATAGGAAGCATTGACTCAGTTAATGTGTAGTACTTTAAACAAGGTGCTATATAAGTGTCTAAAAGGTTCGTATTATTAGCCGATAATGTACCAGCAAACGCTTGTGTTTGCAATTCATTATACAACCCACTTCCAATTATATCACGAATATAAATTTCTTGTGATTCTTTAATAGCGGATTTTAGTAATTTATCATCAACATTTTCATTGATGGGGCTATTATCTTTGAGATAAGTAGTCGATATTAAATAAACAAAATTTGTCATAATTTTTTCCTAACTAATTTAGAGTTCCAAGCGTGACGGCAATGGTTAATGTGTACGTCGGTGTCAGGTATAGTGTACCACCCACCTCTTTCTTTCCATACATCCCTATCAACACGGCTTGAAATCTTGTCAATTTCTGTGCGTGTATAATATCTATTTAACCCAATTAATTGACGGCAAAAGTCACGGCTAGTATCTATCAATTCAGGTTCACCAGTAAAGGCAGCGTCTAAACCATACTCGTATCTTAACTCAATTTGAGTGTCTACACTTTTTGAAAGTTCACGTGTGCCTTTTGTAGAAGTTTTTAGTTTGCCATTGTCGGAATTTATTAAGCCATCGTCAATCATTTGAGTGATTGCATCCATTACCTTCTGAGCGTCGATGTTAACGTACTTTGCAATCTCGCCTACGGTGATTCCTTCGTTGGCATTTAAGATTTGTAGAATGGCAGTTTCACTTGCACTTGCAAACTCAAATTTACAAAGTTCATAGTCATTCTTTGACACACCACACTCAGCAAATAAATTTAAAACATCTTGGTCGCTTTGCTTTTTAGACATTGCAACTTCTTCTACAATGGCAAAACCTAATTCTTTGCGAACTTCGTTTTTGTCAAGAATACCTTTTTCAAATAATAAAATATAATCTTGTCCAATAGGGGGTTTGTTAGTAGTTTTTATTTTAGCATCAGCCATATATTGAAATACCACGTTAAAAGACGAATCCTTTATTTTTTGGCGTGGTTCAATGTAAGAAGTTTGGAATAACTCGTAACCTTCGATTATCTCATTACGCTGACCTAATGTACCTGGCGTTGCAATTCCAAAAATAACGGGTGTACTTACTCTATGCCCTACAAAGATTTCTTCTTGTACTTGGTCGTTCAGTTGTTGAAATTGTTTGTCAAAGTCCGATGGTTGCAAGTTGGTGATTTCTGCGGGTTTTTCGTTCTGCTCATTATACATAATGATTAACCCACCACTTTCTTCGGCTTCTGCACCTTGATAATTTTTCTTAAACCTACGTTTTGCAATTCTCATTTCTTCGGGCGTTGGTTGACCCTTAAACATTTGAATTACTGTCTGTGCAAAAAATCCATTTTTGATATTACTCAAATAATAGTTACCTATCTCTACGTCAATCTCTATATACTTTAACGCACCTATATAAGATGGTAAAGGATATTTCCCTTGACCAGCACGATACATTTTAAAGGCATATACTTGTTTATTTTCCCTTGTTGTTGGGTTAAACAATGGATATTCAACTACCGCTTCACGGCTATTTGACCAATCTTCTGAGTAATAGGCACAATCTTTGCTTAATCTAACGTTTTGAAATGGCAAATGATAAAGTTCTGCTATCTCTGTTTTGGCTTTATTCCAAATAACTTCAATATAATACCCATCAAATAGTTCAAAATCTTGTGAAATCTTGGTGTTAAACGACTCATAATCTTCAAAAGCGTTAATATTTCTTAACTTATCAAATGCCTTTGCCTTTTTTAGCGTGTCATCTGCATAAATTTCAAATGATTCACCCGCAATATAGGAAGATTTTTGGTTGACAATAGCATTATGTTTAGGGCTTTTGTTGTAAAGGTCAATCAATTTTTGAGGGTATAAGTTATCCTCACCAAAAGTTGTGTACCCTTTTGTTTTATTTTCTTTAAATGTAGGCAAAGAAATACCAGCAAAAGAAAGTCGGTCGAGTGCGAACTTATTGTTTTCCATTGTTTCCAAATTTATCTACGCTTGTGAATCCCAATGTTAGAATAACAACCCATTCTACGCTTTCAATTAGTTTATCGGTGTTGTGGTAAACCATCGCCCCAATTAAAGCTAAACCACCGACAATGCCGATTAATCGCTTTGAGCTAAATTCGCCTTTATCACCCTTAAATATTTCAAATATTTTCATAAATTGTTTGTTTTTTTTATATAATAACGGATGGCAAATAACCCCGAAATAATAGCTACTAATCCAGCAAATGCCGAGATAATAGGTTGTGCCGTTGTGCTAATAGATGCAAAGGCACTCACTACTGAAATTATGCTGCTACTATCTGCTGCCGTGTCGTTAAATTTTGTCATTTTTTTTGTTCTATTGTTTCAGAATACCCTTCAATAGCATTCAAGTAAAATTTAATCTCATAGGAATATACCGCCAATAAACTATCGCTTTGCTTTTGTTGACGTTCCATTTTGTGCAACCTATCGCCCATTTTTATATTCTCATTTTCACACTTTGCTATAATGGCTTTCTTTGTATTTTCACTTTCATAGTATAAATAGCCTACAATTAAAAGCATACAAAAAGCCACCGCAGCTATCGGGTTCTTTTTAAATTCTTCAAAGGAAATTGGTAGGCTCATTGTACTATAGTTACTGTGTTTTCTCCCGTTGTTTCTTCAATCTTAACTTTGCATTTTTCGTGAATTAAAGTTGCTAAATTAGCTCCCCAAAACTCCTCAGTTGTTAACTCGGTTTGCACTTGGTTAGGTAGTGCCGATACGTTCAAAGGGGCTTTGCCGTCTATCCAGTCTTGCTCACTTTTATAATAGTTTAGATTCACCCAATTGCTATTAGGTGCTAAAATGTATATGTTAAGATAACCGAATGCGTTGCTTACTTCAAAGCCTTCGTCGGTTGTTAGTGTTGTGTTTATTTTTAATGCCATGATTTTAAACGTATTTTAAATTTGTTTTATTTTTTATTTTACCAATTAGCATATGAGATAATTTTGCTTGTGGTATATCATAAAACTTTGCAGCTTCTGTACACGAATTGTAAAATATTCCATTTTCTATATTAATTACAATTTTTCTGTGAGCATCTAACATATTTTGTTGTAATCCCATATCCCAAGAATGTTTAATATTTTCTTTTCTTGTAACCCATTCCAAATTATTGACATTGTTATTTAATTTATCACCGTCAATATGATTTACATCTTCTTTATTCAATGGATTTTCAATAAATGCTAATGCAACTAATCTATGCAATGAAAAATATTTCACTCCGTCTTTATTTGACATATTAACCCTTTTATATTTGTTTCTATGTACATATGAAGATTTAATCAATTCCACTCCATTTTTATAGATTTTTTTCAATTGACCATCATTACTAATAAAGTAATTGGGGTAATTTTCTATTTCTTTCCAAATTATATTCATATTACAAATATACATTTTAATACGCACATTCGACTAAAGAAACTTTTGAAACTACTCTACAAGTCACAGAACCACCACCCGCAAAAGTAGGTGCAGTAAATGTGATTGCCATTTGTTGAGATGCTCCAGCAGAAATTGTGATTGATGCCGTCGACATTCCCGAATCCGATTTAATTGCAGACGTGTCAACCGTTCCAACAATTGAAGATGTACCACCTATTCTCTTAAATAAAAGTTGTTTTGTTTCTGAATAACAATGCCCAACACTAACCCCAGTTGCAGTTCCAGTGATTGCCGTAACTACTGCGATAGTGTCAATTTGAACGTTCCACGCTCTGTTGTTGCCGTTTGGGATGATTAGGTTTCCAGCATCTCCATCTAATGTAACTGAACTTGTGCCACCAGTTGTTAATACTCCTTGTGCAGAAGCATTTAAAAAAGAATATTGTGATGTCCCACCATTGAATCCAAAAGATGAACCAACTGAACCAACAGAAAATTGATTAAATAAATATGCCCTTGAAGACATTCCAAGTGCCGTTGCAAATCTCGCAGATGCTACGTTACCACTTCCAAAAGATACACTTGCTTCTCCACTTGTTGTATTGCCATTACCACCAACAACAGATTTTGCTCCGCTTGCCGTATTACTCTGCCCCCCCACAACAGTAGCATGAGTGTTGGTAGATGCTGTGTTGGATTGACCGCCGGAGATGGTGGAATAGGCTGCTGCACTTGTTGGAATATTGTTTGAAACTCCACCCCCTACAGTAGCCCCAGTTGCTGCACAAGTGATTGTATTACCACCAACTGCGACACTATCTTGCCCACTTGCACTAACGTTAGTCCCTGATCCTACAAAACTTCTTAACCCTGTGGAAAAGTTATTATCACCACCCACGCATACAGAAGCAACTCCGGTTGCCCTATTATTTGCACCACCACCAATAAATGAAAAATTACCACTTGCAACTTGTACCTTATTATACCTTGATAATTGCAAATCAACTGCGCCATTTCCTCTTGCATTACCGCCACCAGCATCCGTTCCATCTGGCACACTTGCAATAATAGCCCCCGTTCCGTTTGGTTTTAAAACTATCGAAGTGTTGGTATCTTGAACCTCAACAACTGCAACACTCTGAGTTGTTACGCTTGTATCTTTGCCTATTCCTACACGTCTGCTATTTAAAAACAATACGCTTACATTGTCTACATAATCTTTAACGACTTGGAATGTAGTTGAGATTGCAGATGCAATTTTTAATAGTCCGTTAGGTGGAGTAAAACTTGGTAAGTTAGTCAATTGGCTTCCGTCAACTGCTGGTAATTTTGCAGTTGCATCTAACTGAACTAATTTGTTAGCAGCGTTAAAGGTGTTCCCTTGCGTTGTTACATTTGAAGATAATCTTGCATCACCCAAAGTACCACTTGAAATGTTTGATGCGTTTGTAGTGTCTACGTTTGCTACGTTACCAAGTCCAACACTTGTTTTATCAATTACCAAATCTCCACTACCTAATAAAGTATTTGAGTTAACGGTTTTGATATTCGTTCCACTTACTAAACTATTTTGTTTTAAATTTAAAGCCGTTTGTTGTGCGGTGCTTACTGGTTTGTTTGCATCGCTTGTGTTATCAACGTTGCCTAATCCTATGTTAGTTTTAGTCAAAACAACAACTCCTACTTGACCATTTACGCTATCTACATTTCCCGCAGCGTCAATAGTTACAGTATCTGCGTTGTTATCATACGTTAAAGTGATATTATCACCAGCCAATACATAATCTTCAAACTTTTTATTCGCCATAGGTGATAAAATTTCCGTTATTTGTTGTTAAATACTTGTCTAATTGAGACAATAAAAAACCATCAAAAGCCGTTGCAATGATTTTTTCAGTTAAACTTGGACTATATGCAACCGATTCAACGCTTAAACTTGTTTGTTTTTGCGTTTGACTTGGTGTGTAAGTCTTTGAATTAGTCGTTATGGTGATGATTTTTTCCATTAACTTGGTGTATAAAATACCTCAGGTGATTCAACTAATTGAACTTTTAAAATGCCTTCTTCGACTAACTCATTCGCTAAACTTGGAATAATATTTACACTTGATGTTTGAGCGTAAACATTATACATATATTCGCCTTCAAAAAAGTTGTATGTATTTTCGTTAATTGAAAACTTATTATATCTATCTTTAAAGGTGCTTACATCGGTCAAAATAAAATTATACTCTTTCATTGTTTGCCGATGGGTAAGACTAAACAAAAACTTTGGGTTACTTATTGTAA